CGACCAAATTCCTATAGTGCTGCCCCGGCTGCGTCGATCAGGAGCACCAGACTTTGTGATTTCCGAGTGGGTGAAAAACTTCTTTCCATCGACTACGGCAGGCGTGATAATTTCCCCGGTGTAGATGTTTACGATTTGCGTGATGTTCATTTTTCGGTTTTTTCTGGTCTGCCTTTATTGGCTGACCGTGCATATAACATATCAGAAAGGACGCACTCTGCAACAAGTATTTTCAACTTTCACTAACTCTTTGGTATTTCGGGAGTTGCGTCCGGATTGTCGAGAAAAGCGACGATCATCAACAGCACGTTTGAGTTCATTGCCAGGGCGAGAAGGAGTATCTGAAACCAGTCGAGTGTCGCCCAGGTTGCGGCAGTGAAGCCGACTGTTTTCACCAGAAATATGTTGGTCGCTGCCCACAGGCCATACAAAACCATCCGTGCGATTTTTCGAGGTGTCATCGCTTGAGGGTTCGCGCAGAGATTACCGGCGAGTATGCGCTGAGTGTGCCGGCAGCATTTTGAGATTGCACGCGGAAAAAATACGTTCGGTCCCGGCGCAGTCCGGTGTTCGAGTAATAGGAATTGGAAGTGGTCGCAACATATTTGTTGTCTCGCTCCACACGGACCGTCACGGCCTCGGGCGGGGCGTCCCACCTGATGTCTATCCTGCTCGCGCTGATAACCGTTGCTCGGAGGTTCGTCGGCGCAGCCGGCACTGTAGGCACCGCTACAGTAAACGCGGTATCCGGTCCATCCGTCCAGAGGCCGGAAGCGTTCTGAACGGCGAGGTGGCACCTCCACTGCCCGGCAGGAGCGTCAGCCGGAACAATCCAGGTTCCGGTGAAGTTCACGGTCTGTCCAGGCTGCACGCTGACATTGATTACCTCCGGAGAAAAGTCGTCGAACGGTCCTCCGGTATTTGTCGCTCCAGGACGCCGAGCGGTGATAACGGATTTCGCCGCGATGAAAACCGTGGTGGTGTCGTTCTTGAGGGTCGCGTTTGCGGTGATAGTCTGCCCTCGATTAAAAATGGTCGAATTCAGGACAGGAACACTCAAGACGATATTCCCGGACGCGGGCGGTGGCGGAGAATACGCGAGGACGTTGCTCTGCGGGGATTCGCCGGCTGAATTGAAGGCCGTCACGTAATACTGATATTGATTCGGATTCGAGACGGAGACCGTCACGGGTGGCGACGTTGGCGAAACTACCACGGCAAACGGAGCGGAATTGACGGCCTGATAAAGCCGGTAGCCGTCCGCGTTCGACACGGTGTCCCAAGTGAGCGTGAGGCTATCCGACTGTGCGACGAAGCTGCACAGGCCGGCCAGTAGTGCGATTAGTTGCTTTTTCATTATGCGTTGGTTAGTTGATGGTAACGTGAGAGAAAAGTGTGTTCGACAGAATCGAAATCGAATCGTCGGTAATCCGACATGAGTTTGAAATCCCAATGCCATTTTACCGGAGGAATAACACGCGGAACGTCACCGGGATGGTCTGGAAAAAAATACTCGTGCTCCAGGAAAAGTGCCGCTGCGTCCGCTTGCTTGACTTGCTCGTGAAACGGAAATTCAAAGTTGAGGGCGTCAGCGATTGTTTTCATTAGCCGGTGTTCGATGATTTGATATTCCGGCATGTCGTTTTTTACCGGTTTCGCGATGTCGGAGAGTCCGAGTCCTTCACTCGCATCGTGCAGTAGTGCAGCCCGCGCATGCTCGGGTTCCACCATAAAAGAAACGTGGATCGAGTGAAGACCGACTGAATAAAATCCTGGGAGGTGCCCATTCCATCGGCAGAGTCGAGAAAGTGTGTGGGCTATGTCTTCGATCCGAATGTCCGAGGGTTCTGCATCGAGGGGGTAAAATGGATCACCTGAAAATGTTCTAATGTATTCGCTCATGGTTTATTTTTAGCCTACACGTCCTCCGGTGTGCTCACAACTTCTATTCGGAGGATTTGAAAAGTCGTTTTTCGATACTGTCTCTCACGAGGTTTCAACACCTTGTCCCGATACCAAAGAGCGCCATCGAGGGTTTGATGGTCCGACCCCACAATAAAAGGTTTTTCATCTTTGTTTGTGGCCTCAACTTGCCAGTATGTTCGAACGATCATAAAAAGTTGCCGGTTACGTCTCCGGCTCCCGCCGTTGATAGACGGGACGATTTAATATTTGCCGCGTATCGTTAGCGTGCCCACGGCTATGTTTTTCTGTTGAATCGGCGACATCTTTTACCCGATGCCGATAGCCCGATCCCTTCACCGGCTGATTTGTCCCGGTTATCGACCGGAGCCGGTTCGAAATTGCGTGCCGTCCCTCTCTTAGAAATCACTTCCGTTGTCTCCGTTCCAGGAGTGCCGTAATTGCGAGAGCTACTCCGGCGAACGCCAGGATGCCTCCAAGGAAAACCACCACCAGCCCGAGGCTAATCCAAAGCGGAGACAGCACCCACCACCAGGACCAGTCGATTACGTGACAAAGTTTCAGGGTGATAAAAACGATGGTGAGAAGTCCTCCGAAACTGATTCCTCCGCTTGACGCTTGTGTTTTTGTGTCGCTCATAGTTTTGCTGTTACGATTCCGGTTTGTGATTGATACTTTCCTTTTTTGTCCGCGTAACTGACATCGCAGCCGCCAGCGTCACCTCGGAAGAAAAGCACCTGGGCGATGCCTTCGTTAGCGTAGATTTTCGCCGGCAATGGAGTTGTGTTTGAAATCTCCAGGGTGACGAAGCCTTCCCACTCGGGCTCGAAGGGTGTCACGTTGACGATGATCCCGCACCGGGCGTATGTCGATTTGCCGAGGCATACCGTAATCAGGTCGCGAGGAATTCGAAAATACTCCACACTCACGCCGAGGGCGAAACTGTTCGGCGGGATGATTACGTATTCTTCCGTCTGCACGGTAACGAATGCCTCGTCCTTGAAAGCCTTCGGATCGACAAGGGTGCCGTGGACGTTGGTGAAAATCTTAAACTCATTCCCGATGCGGATGTCATATCCGTAGCTGCTCAAACCGTAGGATATTTTCCCGTCGCGCACTTGATGATCCACGAAGGGGTCAATCATCGGCTTAAAGTTGCCGGAGGTAAAACATCGGGCGGTTATTTGATGGTCGGCGAGGACGCTCATACGCTCATGTCTTCGTGTTTTTCTTGTGTGCGATTGAATCGACGACCGGGATGGTGACTCGTTCGCCCTTTTCGTTGATGAATTCTCCGGCCTCCTGGTTGCCTTCACCGGGCCAGAACGGATTCTGGCCGAGTGAATCTTCCGGGCGACCTTCGATTTTGTTTCCTGGTTTTTTCTTTCTGCTCATATTTTTAGAACGGGTTGTCATCGGGTTTCTTTCGAAAATAAATGAAAAGGTCTCCGGTATCGTCGGTGGTTAAAACTGTGTCCCAACCAAGTAAGCCGGCTGTTGCAACGCGCTCCCGCAAGGACTTCAATTCCCACCCGTTGCTGAGTTTGTCCTTCGGGTATCTCCACAAGAGTCTGGTGCGCGGAAACTCCACGGAGTATGCCCACGCCTGGGCTCGGGCGAGAAGTTTTGTGTATGGGTTCATTGTGCGATCCTGGTAAATTCTTCGAGTGTGTAAATCCGGTTGCTCGGAGACGGGACACTCGGGTCCGACCAGATGACTCGAAGTTTGTTGCCGGCGCGTTGTGCCGATAGTTTTTTCGTGAGGTCCGCGTCGAGGGAGTGGGCGAGTTTCTCCGACATATCGCGAAGCTCCGGCGACTCTGGCGTGAGCTTGCGCTGCGCGAGTCGGGCGGTCCACGATACAGGCGAACAGAGAATATGCCAGTGTTCGAAACCGCCAGCAGTGAGAGATTTGTATTCGTTCGCGAATCGGCAGTTGGTGACGGCGACACGCGCCGGCCCGAGGCCGAGGGACCGGTGGAATACCGACTTCACCCAAATGTCCTGATCGAGTCCGAAAAGTCCGAAGTCGGTTCCGGTGTTAACCAGGATTTTCTGGTTCGCCAGGGATCGAACCATCAGGCAAAACATTGCCCGCTCGGGAGTAAGTGGATACTGCTCGTTGATTTCGTTGCGTCCCCACTGGCCGATTGTCTGGAGGGTTTTTCGAATGCCGGGGAGCGCCTTGTTGTCGGCGTCGATCCGAGTATTAAAAAGGTATTCCGCTAACACATACATCGGGTCCGCGAATCCGAGGACTGTCGCGCCGATACTTTTGGCGACGAAATCCTTGCCGGCGCAAAGCTTGCCGGTGAAGAAAATTTTCCGTGCAACTGAGGCGTGTGTTGAACTGGTCGCTGGAGGATTAGCGGTGGGAGTAGTTGCCTCAGCTTGCACGGTGGAAGTTAGTTGTGTGATCCTACCGACAACCGGCGCGGAGGCCGGCATCGGATCGGCGAAAATCGTTGCGCCGTGACGATCCGTTTGTTGTTTAAACGTGTCAGCGATTTCTTGTTTGCCCTCGGGCGGCACAACTGCACCGGTAACTTCGGGGTTATTCACGAAGTCAACCAGTCCGCGCAACGTGGCGGCGTCGGTGCCCATGTTGGATTTGTCTAGGGGCTTCTTCAAGGTCGTATCGGTAAGTTCATTCATAAAAATTCCATGCTGATCGTATCACCACAAAACACCCAATTTTTTCCACGGCAGTATTCACGAAAAAGTCCCTGCTCGCGCCAGGAACGATACTCAAAACCGGTTCGGCGCACAACTTCTGTTGCGAATCTTTTATCTCTCTCGCACAGAAAGGATAGGTTCGTTACGGGAGAAAAGCCGGAGGCGGCTGGTTCGCTCTGCAACTCTCGGGCGGATTTCGGTTGGTTGTTCACGAGCTATGTATCGCCAGTATGCCGCCTGGAAGGAATGCCATTCAGACACATGAGCGGTTGTCGGTAGTTTGTTCTTCATAAAGTTTCCTCAATCCGCGACGGAGCTTCGCGAGGGCCTCTTGCTCGATCTGCACGACACGTTGGCGGCTGAGCCCGAGGATGTCGGCGACTTGCTGGTGTGTTCGAAGTTCATAAGGTAGCATCGGATTTTTCACTGATCTAGCGGCTTTATCCGGTCGGTGCCGGATTCGGTATATTTCATTATCGTCCATTGTCGTTCTTGTTGAAAAGTCCGATGATGAAAGCCACGAGACCGATAAGCAAAATGAAAAATATGGCTGTCACATTAGCATCCCCTGCATCCGTCGTCGATGTCCTCGGGCGCTTCCGGCTCAGGCCGAGCCATATCCGGATGATCCCACTCGTGCCGAAGATTCGTCACGGTGCCTGGATAAAGGACCATCCAAAATCGTTTGCCTGGAGTGACGCCGTGATCGAGAAAAGGATCGACCACTCCGATAGGCTGGATCATTTCCGGACACGCGATGACTCTCTCAATGCAGCCGGGAGCGAGAATAACTTTCTGCCCCGGTAAAAGTTTCTCGTCTGAGAAAACTGGCGCGATTGCGACGTGAACGGCATCGCGTTGGATGTCATCGTAAGACCGCAGCAATTCTCCGAGCTTAGGTGAGTGTTTCGACATAAGGTGCTCCGAAAATCTGGTGTTCCGGGGAGGCGAGGTGGGCCTGATAGTTTTTGATGTTCTCTTCGCGACGGCGGATTTCCCGAGTTGCCGCCGTTTGAATGGTGATGAGCGGGTAAATCACTTCCTTCGTGAAGTTCTCGCGGATGAAATCCACCTGAATTTTCCTGAGTTGCGTCGATGCCATCCGGAAACGGCGAACGGATCGCCTGAGTGCCCGGTGAACCCGGTCGATGGGGGTGTGAGTGAACATCGTTTCAATCCGTTGGCCGAGCGACTTCGGCTGCTGTTCGCTGATCCAGTGTGTTTCCCGGCTCCGCATCAGGTTCCGGCGAAAAGTCCCGGTCATCCGAAGCTTCGGATTCGTTAGCTGCTCCGTCGCTGTTGACGCCGGTATCGTGTCCCTGTCTAGTTTTTGCATAACATTTATTCCTTCGTTTTAGTTCGTCTGTCAGTGGCAGAATCATTCCGCACCGGCAGACAAAATTCTTCGGATCGGCTGCTCGTGTCAGCCATATTGGTTCGATCTGTTCCACTTCGTTGTCTCCCATATCTAGTGACGCAATTTCGAGTCGCGTGCTGCTCTCCGCAACCACGGCAAGGTTGCTGATTGCGGAGGGCTTTCCAGTTGATTTTCCTCAGTTGCATTATTGGTGAGAGTCGGAGACTTCATCATACATCGAGGGGATAAAAACCTCGGGCGTTTCATTGAAACGCCAATTAGGTATGATGTTCGCCCAGGACCAATTCTCCGCACCGTCAACATGGAGGAAAAATCCAGGTTTTTCTTTCGGCATTTCCGGATGATTGAGCGACAGCAAAAGCTTCTCGATCTCCGCCGCGATGTGTTGTTTTTCTGAGGTGCTGAACATATTATTTTGAGGGTGCGCGGCAGATTGCTACGCCGTGCCCGGTTGAAACGATGATGTAGGTGCTGCCGTCAATTTCGACTTTGCTTACTGTCAGGGACGAGGAAAATGTTTGCGACTGAGCCACGACCCGAATTTGCGCGTATTCCTCCGGCAGCTTCACGTCCGATTGAGGCGTGCAGCCGGCAGCGAGTGCCGCGATTAGTGCGAGGATTTTGATTTTCGTCATACGAATTGAGTGGATACTACAGTGATGGTGACGGCGACACAACTTTGATTGAGACCGTCGCGGATAAATTTCGCGAGGCCGAGGATTTCGTGGGTTTTGTTGTCGGTGGTGAGAATCGACAAAATCCTCCCATCCTCACGGATGATGATCTTGTTCGGATCGACCCATCCGCCTCGGGTGTCGATCCAAGTGTAACCTCCGAAAAGCTCGCAGGCGAGTTTTTCGATTTGCTCTCGGAGCGACCACATTTCGTGCGTGGTCGTGTCGAGCAGATCGTTGTTCCTGTCGCGCTCGATGCCGAAGGTGATTTCAGCTTTGATGGATTGGCTCATATTAAAAGGTCCAGTCGTCGCCGGCGATTGTCGGCATTCGATTCGCTTCTCGCACGTTGGCGGAAAAGTTCCACCAGTCTTCGATGGCGCGTTTGGCGACGGCAAGATGAGTGAGATACTTCCGGCTATCGATGACGGTAGCATCATAATACGGGTTCAGGAAGAATTCCCGAAATTGTTTGATGGCGGCGATTTTTTTGTCGGGCCGGATGTTTCCCAGGTGAGTAACGAACGGTGCCATTGCCTCGAAAAATCGGGCGACATCCGGATCGAGTGCCGAGGGGCTGATGATGTCCAGTTCGAAATTATCGATGCCGAGCTTCGTTGCGATGATGGCGTGGACTTCTGCGAGTGTGAGCGTGATTTTCATTGGCGAGTCTTTCGAACGCTGACGAGGTTTTCCGCCGTGGCGACTCCGGGCGTTCCGAAACGACCGCCCATATTCAAGGCGACGTATCCGGGAGAAATGATGACTGCGCGTCCGGTGGCATTCTTCCATTCCTGGCCGTGCATGCCACGACCAGCCGGAACGAGGATTGTCACGCGGTCGCCTGGGCGGATGCTGGCGAGGTAGCGTTTCACGCTGGCGGCGTATTCACTGCCCATGCTCGCCGCGTCGGTCATTCGTTTTTCCAGTGTCACGGATTCACCACGCATTCAATCTCAAAGTCTATGCTGTCTTTAAGAGCGCGGAGGCTTGGGCTGCCAACAATTTTCCTCCCACTGGGAAGCGTTGCACCCCATCGGTAGCAACGCACATACCCATTGGCGGCAATACCTGAACTAACAGTCCATCGGCTATCCGCCTTCACGCGGAGGCAAGGTTTTTTGAAAATTTCGCAGCCTTTGTATTTCATGTTAGCCTTTCAGGTTGCGCCCGATGCTGGCGAGGAGTTGTTCGGCGGGGATCATCGGGCACCTCCGGTCACGCCGCAGGCGGCGAGAAAAATGTTGCGGTTGAATCGGGGATTGGCGTCGGAGAAAACGTCTGCGAGGCGGTTTGCCATCCGTTCGATGGTGAAAACCCGGGTGTTGCCCTCAGCAATAGACTGCCCGTCCTGGCCGGGGAGATTGCGAAGTTGAATCGCAGCGTCATATTGGTTCTTGATCGCTGCCGCCACTGCTACGAAGTCTTTTCTGCTCATGATTTTTGTTTTTGTTTGGCCGGCGTTTATTCGCTGACCGTGGTTACAACATATCAAAACCGCTGGAGTCTGCAACAACTATTTTCAACTTTCTTTGGCTGGTTGTAGAAGTCGTTGCTCAATAGACACTTGCATAACGTTGTCTGCGTTCGGAATAACTTTCCTCACCTCCGCGATGTCGCCGCAGCCGTAAACCAGGCTCGGATGTGACTTGTCGGCCTCAAACCAAGTGCTTACGACCGTTTTGGTTGAGTCGAGACTGAGAGGCTCGAAAATGATCGCCTGGGAAGTTCCCAAGCTACTCAGTTTCACAATGCCCTGAAATGCGTTCCGGACGAGGCTACGGGCGGTGTTGTTGACGATGGACATCAGTTGCGCCGGATTCTCCTTGGCGTTGCGTATAACCGATTCTGGAATGAATGCGGATACTTGCCATCCGATGCGGCCTCTACCCGATGGGTCGCTGTTCTCAACACGGATTTGCATAACCTGGGAGCGCAGGTGTTGATAATCCTTTCCCCACTGTTTGATCTCTGCGTTTAAACGAACCTTTTGGGCGGAGCACCCGTGAAAACGAAAAGTCATCGCGTCGAGTTCCACCTGGAGGCGGATAACATTCGATTTGAGATTCTCGCACTCCGAGAAAAGGTCGCCGGTCCAGAAATTCCACAGCCAGCGGTGGAGTTTATGAAGAATGTTTTTCACTGAGGGTTTCTTTCGCGATGTTGTATGCGTTGGTGATGTTGGACGGGTAATCGGGTGTGGGGACTCCGATTTCTTTTTGGATTCTCTGGAGCGCGTCACGGAGTTTCAAATCCCGCCATCTCCACATCTCGCAACATTGGGAGGCGTGCGTCTCGGATACCCGTCGAATAATGTCCCGGATTTCTTCCAGTTCTTCAATGAAAGGTTTCACGATTCGAATACGAGCGTCGTTTCCAATAATCGCTTAGTCCAGTCCTCGTCAACCCGGCGATAGACCTTGTGAAAATTGCGGGTGTCCTTCGACGGCCAATTGATGTCATCGTAATTGGCCCGCCATTTGGTTGATCGTTCCTTGCATCCTTTGCCGGCACCTTGTAGGCCGATGTCGCGTGGGTTGCTCATATTGCGTTGATTCGTTTAATGGTGAGTAATCGCCAGGAGGGATTCACGAAGGCCCGAGCGTCCGCTTTGTCTGAATAATACCCCGAGCGAAAAGTGCCAATCTCTGTATCGGCATATACGTTAGTCCAGGCATGAGAGAGTTTCGCGGGTGGAGCGATGCGGTATTTGAAGACGCTGAAGTTGATCGCCACGAGGGAACGTGGTGTGCGTATCCAGTGCTTTCCTCCGTCGATCCGTTTTCGCTGAACGTGGACCTGTTTGGAGAATGCCGCGATGATTTCCGAGACGTTGGTGAGTTGCATCAGATTAGGCTTCCGCGTGATTCGGTGGCGACATGCTTCACTTGTTCCGGCGCGGGTTTGTTGTGCGCTTCAGCACGGCGAAAAATCGCCGACAGTCCGGTGACGAGCGGCTGGTATTCGTCGGTGGCGGCAAGCCATGTCGCGATGAATTCGTTGCCGTGCTGGAGGAAAAGTGTCGTCAGGTAATTTTGGAGCACTTCGATCTCTGCGGCTTTACCGGATCGCTCGATTGGGCTGGTGTTCGTTTCCTCAATCTTCGCGAGTGTGCGATACATTTCAACGACTGTCTGTCTGGTTAGGGGTGGTGCTGTTATCATGGTAGTGTGATGGTGAACCGAATGGGTTTGGTTGGTTGGCGGAGGTCGGTGCGTTCGATGAATTTTTGTGCTGTGCGCGGAAGCGGGACGAAGACATGTTCATTACCGATTTCAAATCGAAGTTTAGTCGTGAGAACCGATCCGAAAATTTTCCTCAGTTGTTCGTGGCATTTGATTGCCCGAGCTACCGGGCAACAAGAAGGGCTTTTAGGTGCTCCGAGACGAATGCACGATTCCGTTACGTTGATGATGAATTTCTTCTTTTTCATCGCACCTCCAAAAGTTCGATGCACTCAACTCGGTTAGGCGCGGCGTTGTCGTTCGCGTCCGCGAGGGAAGAGTGGATTTGAGGATCGGCGTCATCGGGATACACGTTCAGCCAGAATCTCCGGGGAGACCGCTTGATGCGATACCTGAATTCCTCGAACCAGAATTTGTCGCCTTTATCGAGGTCGCAGTATCCCTCGCCGGCTTTGTTTTCTGTGGCGGTGTATTCGACGGCTTCGCCGTTAAGAAAAGCCTTCACCACTGCGGCGGCTTCGTCGGGTGTATTCGGCTGGTTGCGTTTTACGGTTTCCATATTGTCACGGGTGCTGGTGTTGGTTTTTCGATGTTGTCGTAAATCGGCGTGGTGATCTCGGTCAGTGCTTCCAGGTTTGCGAGTCGCGTTTCGAGGTTTGCAAGTGAGTTGGTCAGCCGATCCTGGAGATATTTTATCGCTTCGTTGTCGAGGTTTGTGATCCGGAGTTCGAGTGCGTCGAGTCTTTCATCGAGGGAAAGTTTAGCGGGAGACGAGGGAGCGCACAACTTCTGTTTTGGTTGTGTGTCGTTAAGAAAATCGCCGAACGCGACGGCGAGTCGGGCGAGGAGAAAATTGGCGAGGGCTCCGCCGTTCTCTTCCTCATTCTGAGTATCGTAAGTCGCCTGGGCTTCGCTGTAGTTGTATTTGGGCGGGCCTTTGCGATACCGTTGAAAACGAAGGGACGCCATATCAGCGAAGCGCAAAGCCGATTGGTAGTCGTCAATGTAGGCTAGGACGACCTGTGATCCGGCAATCGACATCTGAACGACGTAGCTGTTGCCAGCAGTGCGATACACGAAAAGGTTCCGCTTGAGCGGTATCGGTGCGTCCGAGAATTTAAGGTGGCGGGCTGATTTAATCAGGGATGCGGTTTGCGGATCGAGTTTTTTCATTGAGGTAATTGATTGCGGAGGATAGTTGATCGGTGGAATTGTTGAACGCTTTTATCCCCATGTGGCATGCGCGGCACAAAATACCGTTGTTGTCCGGATCGAATTTTGGTCGGAGGAATTCGGTAAAATCATTCCGGCAGATGGCACACTTGCCGGTTTGTTTGCGGAATAACAGGGCGAAGTCTTCTTGCGTGATACCATACCTGGATTTCCGAATGCGGCCCGCATTTGACGATATGCTGACCCTACGAATGTCAACGCCTGATTCGATTTTATCCAGGTGAGCCCGAATCTCTGGAATCTCTGCATCGATGGCGGCTTGCTCCTCGGAGAAGCACCAGAGAGGGAATTGTATCCGGTCGAGGAAACGAAAAGTGGCGGCATCCGCTAGACGGAATGCGGTCTCCAGGTGTTTGACGAATCCTATCGTGAGGGATTTCTTGGGATTGAATGTGATGGTCACGGACCAGATGTCGGGATAGGGAGATCGAAAAACGTTGTTTGCGGTTTGCCGTTTGCGGTCGGTGTTTGGCAGTTCAAGCTCTCTAACCTCAAACGCTGCTGGAGGACGAAGGATTTCTCGCATATCCGAACAGTGCCACAGCTACAGGGAAAATGACAACTCTTTTTGTGTCGGACGTGGGAGGTTGGGTATTACGATAGAAACAAGCCCCCCCAAAAAGGTAAGGATTAAGCTCGGTAGGTAGGTAAGCAGGAGTATTCCCTTAGATACACTTTAATATTATTTGTAAAAATTGATATATAAAGATAAAGGGTGGGAGACCCCCAGTTACCTACCTACCGAGTATCTCTAAGGGTTTTGGACCCCGAAGTTTCTATCGTAAGGTCGCAACACCGTTTTTTCAGTGGCGCTTTTCAGCGCCGGGGATCACATCTTTTCGTGAGAGAGAACGAGACTGACCTTTTCTCGGGCCTACCGTCCGAGGACGTAAAACGCCTCAACCGCCAAGCCCGACAGGAGCGCCGGCAGAAAGCCAGGGAAGAATGGAAACGAAAGAACCTCCAACGTTTGCCGGATTCGAGAGATATGAAGTAAAGGGCGATTCGGCGAGCCCACCACCCGATTCTGAATTCGCCCGAGTTGTCGCCGAGGTGTGGGCGTTGAACCTCGCGTGGCCCACCACTTTTCGCGGCGGCATGCGCGAATCGATTCAGCACGGTCGCCGATGCGCCGGTTTGCGACGGGTGAGGCATGGCGAAGTGAACGGCTTTTCTGGATTCGTGCAGATACCGCGACAGACCACTCATTATGAGTAATCAAATTTCAATCCCCGTGAAGCATACAGAACTGGAAGCAGCGTTTGATCGAGAGCAGGCTTTTCTGTTATACACAATGTTTGGTGGCGATTCAGTAAAGACCGCGCATGCGTTGGGAATGCGAGCCGTCGATGTGTTGCGTATGTCGGAAGAGGAATCATGGAACGAGAAGATCAAACCAATTCTTGAGCTTCGTAAATCAAATAAGCCTGGAGATTTTGAACGTTCCGTCAACCGAGCGATGAACTTTTGTCAGGCTCGCCGTCTTTGGTTATTTCTTGAACGAGTCATTAACAGAATCACAGGCATGTCTGAAGAGGAGTTGAACGACTATTTGTTTACGGGTGAGCAGAAGTTCAATGCGGATGGATCGTTGAAAGGTGAAGTGAAGAAACTAACGACACGGGCGCTCGCGGATTTAGCTAGTGCGTGCGAGAAAGCGCATGCGTTGACTTACTTGGCTCTTCATGATGTGGCCTCAGACCGAGCGAGACGAAAAGAGGAAGTGAGTGGGAACGAAGACGCAGGAGAACTTCATATCCGAATCGCACGGGCAATGAGCGAGGTAAAGCGAAGCAATACACCACGCGCCGAGTTGTTCGACCTGAAGCTTGAGCAAGCCTCACAGCAAATCAATGCTCAGGAGAAACCCGCAAACCCCCTGGACAATGACGACCATTGACAGTTGTAAAGGCGGCTCTACAAATGTAGAGAGTCTAATCTAACAATGTTAGTCATGCCTAACATTATCCTCATTTATCATGCCAACAATTGAAAGCGAGTTCGGGTCGAGACCGCCGCAAACCACGTCCGAGGTGTAGAATTTTGACCACCCTGAGCAAAAGTCGCCAAAACGAGGGTCGTCGCGTTCCCGTTGATCTGGAAACCAGCGCGAACCGCCGACCGCAGCCCGCGATCCCCAGGCCGGCGTGGACGGACGGTGGAGGACGGTCCGGAGCCTGGGAGGGCTTTATCGGTAACGTTAACGTTAAAGTTGGGTGGGGGCCTCGGGGGGTTTGCGCCGGCCCGGACTCGCTTACTGACGGACCCGAAATTTGAAAAATTGACATCGAGGAAGTCTTTCAGTAGCGTCTGACGCTCTGATATGAAAACCACGATCAAAGGAGATTTCCACCTGGAGTTTCTCAGTGAGGACCGTTGCGAGAGAAAACAGTTGTCACTTCGACGCCCACGGATCACTTCTCGTATATGGCAACACTTTCAACGGCGGAGAAGGCAGACATCGCATATTTGATCGAGTATCAGCGCGGCAACTACGACACGCCACTCGACAGTTTTGTGGCGGAGAGACTGAGCGTCCTTCACGCGAAGTTCGGATACGACAGCCAGATTGTGTATCTCGAAGCCCTTCGCGATGCGCCCCACCGCACACTTTTGCAATCTCTCCTGGCAGTGTCGGCTTAACCTCTTTTCGACATGGGCTGGCCACTAACCGGTAATAACCTCAGCCGTTTCAATCGGCTGCTCGACGACCTCCGGCAATACGGGGATTTTCCCTTCGTTGGTTCGCCCGATGACATCACTTGGCTCTGGCAGATAATCCGGGAAGCGAGCGACAACCAACTCAATCCCGCACTCGATGACGTAGCGAATCGCTCTCACTATTGGATGCTTCGGCTGGTCGCTTTCCTCGGCGATCAAGTAACTCCACCAGCACCCGCACCCCCCACCGGTTTATTGTGGGGTCCGAACCCATCTATTATAGACATGAGTGTGGATGGCAGGAATTTGGACTTTTCTTTTCTGGATAACCCCTCAATCACGAGTTTAGATTTTCGAGGACTTACTTTGATAACAGACGGGGGATCGGGTAATGGTCTGAACCTCTACACTCCCAATTCTGTGGGGATGAACTTTTCTTTTCCCGATCTGGAAAACGTAGATGCTCCATTTGGTTTTGGTGGAGAAGGAACCATCGGTTCGATCAGTGCCCCCAAGCTGAAGAACGTTCAATTCGGAATGTTTTTGTATGGCAACCCCATCACTTCTCTGGATTTTCCAGGTCTGGAAACAGTTGTAGAAGGCGGCTTGGATGTCGTGGACGACGTTCCATTAACCAGCATGAGTTGGCCGGCACTTCGAACCGTTGGTGTCGGGTCTGTAGGAGGTGTTACTTATTACGCAGCCTATTCCTGTCCGAACCTCACCACACTTTTGCATCCGGCACTCGAACAAGTGGACTCCGATTTGGTTGTTTTTGGTTGCCCGCTTTTGACCGCCCTGGATTTTCCGTCCCTTGTTTCGGCAAGAATTTCTGTTGCTGACTGCGTTTCGTTAGTCAGTCTTTCTGTTCCCCTTTGGGGAACGCTTTCAGCTTCTAACGCAGGATTCACTTTAGTTAACACCGGATTGATTTCATTGGTTCTTCCGTCGCTTGTTGAAGCAACGCAGGGCTCTGTCGATGTTCACAACAATTTATTTTTGGATTCAATCAGCCTCCCGCTATATGTGGGTAACGACGCCCCTTCCGCCAATTTAGCGTTTTACAATAACCCGGTATTAACCACTCTGAGTTTGCCATCGTGGTCTCCTGCCGATGGTTCCGGTCTTCTTTTTTCTGGAAACTCATTATCCGCTTCGAGCGTAAATCATGTCCTGGCTCGTGCTGTGGCAAATCTGGCTTATGTTTCAGGTTCTATTGATCTCAGCGGGCAGACTCCCGCGCAGCCCCCGACTGGTCAAGGTGCCACAGACAAAACAACGCTTCAAGGTCGCGGCGTAACGGTCATCACAGACTAACTATCATCATGACACGGGAAGAAATAATCCGCAAGCACGACGAGCTTCATCGCCAGCATAAAGAGAAGCAACTCAAGCAACGACTAAAAGGGATAAAAGGGAAAACCGCCGAACCCAAGACCAATGATTCTTAAGACCTTATTTTCCATCCTGGCTTTTCTTTCCGCCGCATCCGCTCAATCACCTCTCCCTCAGTCAGTCTATCAGCAATTCGCTGATCCGAGTGTCAGTGTGATTAACCTTCCATCGGGAACATACACGCTACCCGGCAACGCACCGCTCATTCTCCATCGGTCCGGGGTGACAGTAAATTTTTCCGGATGCGTCCTCGAAGTTAATCCCGCCGACAAAGCGAACGACGGGAATTATCCGATTCAAGTGGCAAGCACCAGCATCACCTCCCCCACGTATCCCGGGGGAAATAACAGCCGATACATTTCCCATCTGACCGGCAGCATCTCGGAATGCACGACGCAACTCACGATGGACCCCGCCGAAGCAGTGAGTCTCTCCCCAGGCGAACGTGTGCTTATTTGGGCCGGCGTAGCGAATTCCGATCCGGTGGAACCAGCGGCTTTTATTCCGGCGACAGTATCATCCGTGGATAGTCGCGGCACCATCACTTTTACCGCACCCCTCGGGAAAAACATTTACAATTACGGATCAGTAACCGGGATCATCAACGCGACGATTCCGTCCCTCCAATGGAAAGCAGGCGCATGGGGAAGCTGGCCGAGTGGAGCGAACTTTTCGAAAGGGTTCGGCATCGACCACGGGCTCGAAAGATTTGTTGGCGGAATGGTTCACGATGTCGTCCTCAACGACATCACTCTTAATCTTCAGACGGTTGACGCGGCACATTCGCCGAACGCGATGTGGGACGTGTCGGCAATCGCAGTGGACGGGTTCACCATCAGGAACGCCTCAATCAATAATCCCCACGGCAACACGGTTCATTTTTGGCGCAGCTTCAATACGCTTGTTGACGGAGCGACATTCACCGGTCACGGTCAGAACAAGATTTGGAATACGACCATGAGCGAGGCATTCGCTCTGACGGCCTGGGGCGGGGATCACCTCGCTTACAATAATGTCACCATCACCGGCACGGACATAACGGCATTCAACACCGAGGTTGGATCGAGCGACATTTCTGTAAACGGCCTGAGTTTCGATGTCGAATTCACGAGTGCTCGAAACTACGCATCATCGCCGACGATTTTCGGATTCCACTCTCCAGCAACCACACCGAAAATTACCAACGCGAGCGTCCATGCTGTAACTACAGGCGGATCGAATCACGCATACACCACCTACGACTATATCGAATTCCTCGGGAGCCTCACTTTTCCAGGATCGTCCCTCACGGCATTTTTCGATTGGGGTTATCAACGACACGCTGATTTGAATGGAACGGTGTCCCTCAACGGAATCACATACGGGCCGAAGGCTTCAGTCGCGGCAACGATCACCTTGTTGCATGGAGCCGGTTCTCGGACTTACACACCGCCCGAGGGAGTTTATGCTTCCGGAAAGTTCCGCGTCACCACACTCGGATCGTTGCGTGGCGTGACTGATACGCAAGGCGGCACCTACGATTGGAACGCGGTGTCCACCGGACAGTGGGTGACTTTTCTTTCTAACCGGTGGTTTTCAATCGGTCCCGGTGACTCGAATCTCGCAATGTATCTTTCGAAGGGGATTCAGTTTTGGTTCACGTCTCCCTGGCCGAATGATTCCGTGGTGGAATTCGAATTCACATATCTCCCGAAACAATGAAAAAGAAAAAAGGCAAAAAGAAAAGCAAGGGCTATTGACGCCGGCAGTTCTTCTGATATAGTTCCGACATGAACGAATTTTTCGATCATGTCCTGAAACTGTGCGAACAGCACAACATCGCGGTTTATATCCATCCCGAATGCAGGCCGTGTTCTTTTCCCCCGATCCGTCAAATCAACATCCACCCGGTTAAATCCGTCGAGGACTACTGTGTGGCCCTCCATGAAATCGGCCACGTAATTCTCGGACACCTGCCGGAGCAAGATCGCATGGAGAAAGAAACCTCGGCTTGGTGGTGGGCGATAAACAATGCGCTTGAGTGGGATATAGAGCATACAGAATTTCTTGCGAAATGTCTTGCGCTTTGGGAGGAAGAGTGTAAGTTGACGCCATGAAAAGATTCATAACCAATCCGAGAACGGACACAGATGCCTTGATTGGAGGCTTCATTATTTCCGTGGCTGTCGCTACCGTGATAATCCTCATTGTGTGCGCTCTTACATGAAAGTTTACAGCTACATTCGGGTCTCGGGTCGCGGACAAGTCGGCGGGGAAGGCCCCGACCGCCAGCGTGAGAGCATCAACGCCTTCTGTGCGGCCCGAGGACTTTTCTCCAACGGCGAGTTTTTCGAGGCCGGCGTCTCCGGCACGGTCGATGGAATGGACCGCCCTGAATTCTCCGACATGATCGAGCGGATCGAATGTCTGCGTTTAAACGGCGCTGAATGCGACGGGTTCGTTATCGAGCGGCTCGACCGGTTGGCGCGTGATTTAATGGTTCAGGAGGTTCTACTCAGTGAATGCCGGAAGCGTGACATTAAGGTTTTCGCTGCCGACCAGGGGGAACTTCTCGACCTCGCTTCGGATGCCGGCGATCCGACACGCAAGCTCATCAGGCAGGTTATGGGAGCCCTCGCGGAGTGGGAGAAATCTCAGACGGTTTTGAAGTTGCGTAAAGCGCGTCAGGCGGTTAAGGTTCGAACTGGACGTTGTGAAGGTGCCAAGCCGTATGGCGTCACTCCTGAAGAGCGGGGGATTTTGACGGCCTTGAAACTTTTCGTCCGTCCGGATAGCACTTTGAAGGACATCGCGTCACTACTTAACCGGGAAGGTTTTCATACCCGGCACGGCGGCACCTGGGACGAGAAGTCCGCATTCAGGGTGATGAAGATTGCCGGCGTGTGGCAGCGAAAGCCGACCGAGAATAATTTGAAGAATTTGGGTAAACACGCAAAAAATAAGCGGGAAGTCGGGGAGCATAGCCCCGCATTGCCTCTGGCATGTGGTGTAACAGTAGCACAACCGCACTAATCGAAAGGAAACAAATGGATGGAGCATACAAAGCATTCGTAAAGAGTTACGGGACAGACGTGGTGGAAGATTTCGCGAGGAAACATCGCGAGGACTGCCTCCTCCGTCTCGCTCGAATCACCAACGGCGCGGTGAAGGAATACCAGAACGGAACTACCGTCACCAAGCTTCGTAATTTGAGGAATAGCCGGTAAGAGACTTTCCGACTTTTCACTCAGAACGACACGACCACTGGAGGGCAAAAATCCAGTGGCCGTTTTTTTGCGCTCGGAGCACTTCTTATTGCGGGCGGTATTGCGGGCGGCAGGTCGTAATCTGAGCGTGCCTCATAAGCAACGCATTGAAGCGAGTTTAACTCTCGCGCTTCGCATCCATCGGAATGTAATGTCAGTAGCAGACGGCCCGGCTCGGAACCGGGAGGCCGCTGGTGCAACTCCAGCCATTCCGACCAATTTTATCGGGGGATAGTGTAAGTATGCCTGGATAGACATAAACGGGTTGGACGAAACTCCTGCTTCGGCGGGCATCAACCTCTGGCCCGGGAACGACGTGAAATCCCAGGAAAAGAAAGCACACCGGATGTGATTCCGGAAGTAGCGCATCATTGCGTCTTCGCCCGACCAAATGTTAGCGGAGTGCGGCACCAACCAGGATAGGCCCTGGCCGTTGCAACGGGTTCCGGCCCGGTGGTCAAACGCCATCGGGAAAATAGGGATGTGGCTCGGTTCCACGACCTCACTTCGCGACCAATTTTGAAACGAATCGTTTACACAAGAATTGATACTCGACCGACCGCACCCCCCGGTCAGGGTCAGGCGATCCGCGAATGGGACGACGCCTGGAGAGCGAAAGGTTTTCGGACAAAGATTCTGATTTCTCCGGACTCCGCGAAGCTCCTCGGGATTAAACCTAAGAACCATGCTGACCGACCCCGCTGAAAAATTTCTCGCGCAGCAAGTCGCTCAGAAAGTTCACTCGGATAAAAAATTCGAGGCGGCTCAACAGATTGACGATTACCTGAAGCTCAACCTCCACCTGGAGGACGACCCGAAGCAGTTCCTTCCGGTCCTGATGCACTACGTTCACTATCTCCTGAACGCAAACGCACCGGAAGCCGCCGCGCAGGTTCTCTGGACACCAAACCAATTCACGCCGGAGCCACAATTTACAAAAGACCTCTGGCAACTTTTCGACCGGTCCGCGCAGGGGCTGATTATGGGCGCGGCATCCTGCTCGAAGTCCTACGGAATGGGTGTAAGACTTTTTCTCGAATGGATTCGCGATCCGGAGTGGACGACCATTCGAGTGCTCGGTCCGAGCGAGGCTCACCTGGAGCAGAATCTTTTTTCTCATCTTGTCGGATTGCACAAGTCAGCATCGCTGCCGATGCCCGGGGAAATCGGGGAACTTTTCATCGGCACCGACCGGAGAAATCAGTTGTCGAGCATCATGGGCGTAATTATTCCCGTTGGCCAAAAGAAGAAGGCCGGCAGGATTCAGGGTGTGAAGCGGAAGGGACGGATCACCCGTCATGAAGTCTTCGGAACTCAAAGCAGGCTTTTTATTTTTGTGGATGAAATTGAAAACGTCCCGGGCGGTCTCTGGTCCGACATCGACAACATTCTGTCGAACATCCAAGAGGAAGGCGAGACATCCGGATTCAAAATTTTCGGCGCGTTCAACCCAACGAATCAAACAGACGAAGTGGGGAAACGAGTCGAGCCTCCTTTCGGTTGGGAAGGATTCGATGTCGAAAGCCATTACCAATGGAAATCGAAACGTGGGTGGGATGTTCTGCGTCTTGACGGGGAACGATCCGAGAATGTAGTTCAGAAAAAAGTAATCTACCCAGGACTGCAAACTTATTCCGGATTGGAGATTATCGCGAGGAATGCCGGTGGGAAATCCGCCGCAGGATATTTTTCTATGGGACGCGGTGCCTATCCGCCACAAGGCATCGAGCTTACCGTGATACCTCCGGGAATGTTAATGAAGTGGCGGGGAAAGTTCATTTGGTATGACGAACCTAAACCTGTTGGATCAGAAGATTTGGCTCTGGAGGGAGGAAACGCAGCAATATACACTCTCGGAAAATGGGGGAGAGCAACTGGTATTCTTTTTCCTCCAACCATTGAATACCCATCCGGTCGCAAGTTCATGTTTAAAGACCGCAATGGACACTCAGTCACTCGATACGGACTTCAGGCCGACCAGCAGTTCATCATTCCTAAAGGAGATACACGGGCAATGACTGACCGGACGATTGAAGTGAATCGTCGCGCGGGAGTGCGGGGGGAATTTTTCGCGTGTGATCGAACGGGCGCGGGTGCTGGAACAGCAGACCTTCTCCGGCATGAATGGAGTCCATCGCTTCATGATGTGAATTATTCTGAGGCGTGCAGCAAAGATAAAATCATGATGGAGGATTCGAAACCCTGCAACGAACAATTCGAACGAATGAATTCGGAACTCTGGTTTGCCCTCAAGTCCTGGGGCGAGTTTCAATATTTCCTCATCAACCCCGAACTGGATTTGACGAAGCTCACCGGACAACTCACTCAACGAAAATTTCGAATCGTTGGCGGGAAGACGCGAGTCGAGCCGAAGAAGGATTATGTATCGAGAGGCTTCGAATCTCCGGACGAAGCGGACAGCCTAACTCTTCTCGTTCACGCGGCACGTAAAGGTTCCGGTGTGACTCTCAGCATGTCCCTCGATAATGTCGGCGAACTGAATCCGAATTACGACGATTCGGATGGATGGCTCGACGAGATAACACTTTTGGGTGGGGCTCGGATCGATGAGAGCAACCGCACGCAATTTCTCGATGACGGAATGAAGCCGGTTCACGAGGACGCAATTTTATGAAAAATCCAGAAGACATCGATATTCGACCGATGGGTTTAAACACTCCCCAAATTCGAACGCTCGTCATTAAGATAATTGAAAGACAGTGGGAGGAATTTTTTAAGCAGGCGATGAACGCGATCCCGAGGAAAAAATGAATCGGATCAACGTCAACCTTTTCCCGAAGTCCGGATTCATCTATAAGGAATCTGACGGCACGACCATTGCCGGCAGCACTTGGGATGGCGTTGTAAATCGAGTCCGCGCATACCGCAAACGCGCCGGATTACCTCCAGGCGATCCGGAGAATGAAGTGCGTGCCCAGGCATGCCAGCGCGATCCCGTGCTTTGCACAAACGATGATGGGAGCCATGCGCGAGCCGTGAAAGTCGCCACGTTAAAAGGGCGTGTTCTTCAGTGGTTCTCCCGGATCAAGGCCGGAAATGCCCGGGAACCCATCCAGCTTGCCTTTACAGAGGTGATGTATGCCCGGGCGAACGTTTGTGCCTCCTGCCCGATGAATCAGCCCCTACCCGAAGGCTGCTCCAGTTGTAAGTCAGCCCTGGAAGAGCTTCGAGTCGATATAATCGGCGCGAGGCCGACAGACGGGCGACTCGTTCACCACGGATGTAACGTTTTGGGTGCTGACCTCGCAACGCAGGCGTGGATTGAGTCGCCAACAGTCGAAAATGCGGAATTGCCGGCGCATTGCTGGAGGAAACGGACCCTTTGAGGCTCTTATCACCGTTCAGAGCGGCCCTAGCTGCGCTCAGGTTGGCGTATGCGAGGCTTTTCGGCTATCGGACGGTTACGACAGTGCCCGAACGAATGATGCGTCAGGATTGTTGTGAAAACTGCGAGTTTTTCGATTATCGGGAACGGCAATGTAAGGTTTGTGGATGTTACACCGATTTGAAGATAGTTCTGGCTACCGAAAGCTGCCCGAAAAGAAAATGGCGGTCTATTTGGATCAAACGCACTACTTAGAAGCAAGATATGCCTAGCGACTCTGCTGTTTTCAGCACTCAATATCCATCGGGAGACTACCCGGGCACAATCGTTCAATCTCCGAAGATTAACGAAGCCGGCAAGCCGACTCAGCGATCCATCAAGGACGCCAACATGGGCCGGGACATTGTGAAGTTGATTATCCAGGCAGGCCGGAACCGTTCGATAGTCGGTTCGCGTATCCTGGCGAAGTATAATGCAGAGCGGCCATTCGACAGCTACAAACTGGAAGCGGAGGGACTCGCATGGAAGCAGAATTTCACGACCAAGCCGATGCCGTCCATGATCGACAAGGTTGCTCCGAGATTTACTCAAGCGGTGGATGGACTGAAATACCTCACAAGCTCCAGCCTCAGCAACAAGTGGGAAAACGCAGCCGCCAAAACGGAAACTTTTCGAGAGGTAATCACGCGAACGATTCGCGGACGAAAAGGATGGACGACTCTTCTTGAAGACATCGCATTCAACAACGCTCTTTTCGGTTATTCAACCGTCGCGTGGCTCGATGAATTTACGTGGTTCCCGCTTCATTTCAAATTCGATGAATCCTTCGCCCCGGACGGCACAAAACAGGACTCGACTTTTTGTCAGGTGATGATCCTGAAGGAAACGCTTTTGCCACACGAACTTTTCGCAAAGATCGAGGACAGAGAAGTTGCTTCCTCAGCCGGCTACAATATCGAGGAAACAATTACCGGGATCAACAACGCGAGCCCGGTTCAAATTCGTGATCGGCTTAACGTTGGCGGCACCCTAGAATTTTGGTATCAGAACGCACTTCGCGAGCTTACCATCGGCGCAAGTTATATGGCAGGCGCGTCTGTCATTGTGGTTTATCATCTCCTCGCACGCGAAGTAACCGGGAAGGTCAGTCATTACCAATTCGCCGGCCCGAGCATGACGGCTATTTTTTCGAAGGACGACCGTTTCCCGAGTATGCAGGAATGCCTCACGTTCTACACGTATCAGAAAGGCAACGGAACACTTCACGGCAGCAAAGGCGTCGGTCGCGACATTTACGAATTGGCCGGAATGATCGACCGTAACCGGAATGAAATCGTGGACCGATCCATCATGTCCGGGAAAATCCCCATCCAGGGAGACATAAAGCGGCTGCACACTTTCAAGATGTCGGTTGTTGGCATGACGTGTATTTTCCCGAACGGTTGGACGATCCTGGAGCAACGCCTCGACGGAAACGTTGAGCCGAACCTGAAGCTCGACGCATATTTTAGCGCACTCATAGACCAACTCATCGGCAACACGAGCCCGCCGCAGATGCAGAGCGGGGAGGCTTTTCGTTCTCCCGCCGCATGGAATCTTTTGGCGGCTCGCGAAGAGGAAGGAAAAGATAATCGCATTAGCCGATTCATGACTCAGTTTGTGAACATGATCCAGGCGATGCAGAAACGAATCTGTGACTCCGACACCGCCGAGGACGACGCGAAAGCGGCTCAAGATGAGTTGCTAAAATCAATGACTCGGGAAGAAATCACTGAGCTTGCAAACTATCCAGTGGCCGGCACGATCCGGGACTTAACTCCACTCGAAAGGCAAATGATTGCGATGGTAGCCACGGAGAAAAAAGGAAATCCGCTTTACAATCAACGCGCCCTCGAACTTGAAGACCTCACGGCCCGAGTCGGAACCGAATTTGCGGAGAGAGTGCTTTTGCCGGATAACGATCCGAGCGTGGAAGCGGAGCAACACCGACAACAGCAACTCGAATCAAACCTGCTCGTCCAAGGACAGGCCGTGCCAGTGTCTCCGCGTGACAATCACATGATCCACCTCCAAACCCTGATGCCGCTCGCTCAACAAATCGGCGGGGCAGTCATGCAGGGTCAAGGAAACACCGCCATGCTGGAGGCCGTTGTCGCGCACATCTCGGAGCATTTTTCTCGTGCTGTCGAACAAGGCGTAAAGAAAGAACTGTTGAAACCCGTCCAAGAATTCCTGGACAAAGCCGGTCCCGCCATAGCACAACTTAAGCAGATCGACGCAGAGCACGAACAAATCGGTCAAACACTCGGACACCCCGATCAACCGCAACCCCCACCAAACAATGTCGTCCCCCTCGGAACTCCTTGAATGGAATAGCGAAGACGAGTCAATTTTCAGACAATTTATCGAAACCCGAACAGGGGCGAAACTTTGTCCGAGATTGGCTGAACTAGCCCCGACACTCCTCGACGGCGCACACGCGAATAAAACCCTGGTTCGCAACGGCGAACTTCGCGGGTATCAATTTGCCCTACAAAACATTCTTTTCCTGGCGTATCCCCCGCCTCCGCCAGTGAAAGAAACCGCCGCGTATCCCCCGCTCGAAGATGACGATGCGTGGGACGGAGAGAAACTCAATGAACCCAAGAAATAATTTATGGCAGAACCCACACTAACCCCCGAACAAGTAGCCGCCAAAAACGAAGAGACGGCACGCACCCTTGCGAATCAAGGTAACGATTTTCTGAGGCCCGCATCCCCGGACGATTTCAAGTCGGCTTCCGAGGGTCTCGATAAACTCGCCGAATCAATCAGCAAAAAGAACGATCCGGAAGTAATCGCCGCTGAAGAAGCTGCCAAGAAAAAAGCTGAAGCGGACGCTGCCTCTCCCGAACAAAAAGCCGCCGCAGAAAAAGCTGCTGCTGAAACTGCTGCCAAGGAAGCGGAACAAAAGGCCCTGAAGGAAAAGGCCGATGTCTATTTCAAGGACTCCCCAACGCTGCCGCCGAACGCCAGCCCAAGATCGGGCGAAGCTTTTGAGGGTATCAAGCTTCGGGCCGCTCAGGAAATCGGCGCGAGAGAAGCTGAGATTGAGAAGTTGAAGAAAGACATCGCGGAGAGAGACGAGAAACTCAAGAACCCGGTTCCGCCCGAAATCGAAAAAGAACTGAAGGAGCATCGGGAATGGCGTGCGAAGATCGATGTTGAATACGATCCGAAATTTACAGAATTCGATAAGAACGCGGACAACATCCGGGAATTCGTTTACGACCAACTCCGGAAGTCCCCGAACGTCTCCGCCGACAAACTGATTGAGAAAATCAAGGCCCTTGGCGGTCCGGAAATGGTGGACTGGACGAAGATTTTCGAATCTTTGAAGGACCCAACGCTCGAAAACATCATCAAGTCGAAGGTCTCCGACATTGAACTGATAAAGTTCAACAAAGCGGAATCGATCAAGACCGCGAAGAAAAACATCGAGCAATACATCACGGACAAAAATGCACAGTCTGAAAAAACTCTTACGGCACGTCGCGACGAAACTAAGTCCCATCTCGATAGCTTTGTTCAGAAGCTCGGGTTTCTTAAGCCCGTGCCCGATGACCCGAAAGCGGATAGCGCGAAGAAATCGCAGATTGAAGAACACAACAAATGGGTCGCCCAGGTGAATGAGAACATTCAAACCGCCTTGAATGACGACACGCCCGAGACTCGGGCTTTGATGATTGCCGGTGTCGCGAACCTCATGTATCTGAATCGAATTCACGACGGCACGGTTGCGGAAAACGAGTCGCTCAAGAAAGAAAACGCAACCCTGAAGGAATCCATCGCGAAATTCAAAGGCGCGAGCGTCAACCGAATCCGAGAAGGCGGAGCGCCGGCATCCGGTGACTTGCCTAAACCGAAGACGGACGAGGAGAAGCTTTTCAAGACTCCGGCGACTCAGGCCCTCGATGATTTGGCGAAGGACATCATGGCGAAACGCGCTGCTGCCGGCCAATGAAAACCACACGTCATTGGGCACCCTTTGGTAGAGACAACGAATTCAACATTTGGGGTGATTTTAATCTCCTTGTCGCTGAGAGGGAATCTGACGAGATTTCTTATCGTATGACAAAATATTATTTGGAGGGGCCGAATAATCGGCGCAGGGATTTAACCGAGGAAGAATACAAGAAGTGTTGCATGTCTTTCGTTGTCCAAAACTCAACTTTTTCAGAATGAAACAACTTAGGCCGACCGCTAGATACCTCGTCATACGAATTCGGGTTCCCTCGATTTTCGCTCCGCACGGATTGTGGGCAAGATTCGTAACCAACGTTTTGAAATGTCCCCGGCTTTACAAATGTCGAGACACTTTCAAGATGATTAAATATCGGACCTCGCCGTTTCCTCGGATCAATCTCACTACGGCGATCACCGAACATTTCGAAGATACTGAAAAAGCTCTCGATAAACTCGCGAAAGAAATTCATGATCGAAATAGCGGATCACACCTCGGGACTCCCGGCCCTTCCGGTCGATCCCCCCAGGACAATTAACGTATTCGACAAGAAAGTTATGGTCGCGCTGCCGTGGCACAAAGCATCGCATCCGATCACCGCTTTCTGTGTAGCGCAATTACTCGACAAACGGCGCACATCGAGCGTGCTGAATTTTGGTGATGCGTTCGTGGCGCACTCGCGAAACAGCATCGTGGATGCTTTTCTGAAGACCGACCTAGACTATATCCTCAGTATCGACGACGATATGGTTCTGCCGATAGGGAACGCGGAGTGGTTCAAGCTGTATTCGGGGTGGAAATGGATGGGAGACAGTTTTGCCGGCTTGAATACCATCGACAGATTGACGTCACACAAAAAGTCCGTGGTCGGGGCGTTGTATTTTGGCCGATATATCCACGGTCCACCGGTTTTTGCCGAGGGAGTGAACGAAGAAGTGGCAAAAATGGTTCGATCAGGCCCGCACGACCGGCTGATGGCGACGAATTGGGTGGGCACAGGCTGCATTTTGATTCATCGGCAGGTTTTTCTCGACATTGAAAAGCGTTTTCCGCGCCTTGCGCGTGACAACTCAGGGAAATATGGCCAGTGGTTCACCAGTTCCGAACACGGAATCATGGAAGGTATCGACAGAATGCGCGACATGCTCTCAAAAGGGCCGATGGACGGTCAAAAAGCGATGAAGGCATACGAAATGGCCGAGGGACTTGCCGCAAAAGCGAGACAATCGAGCGGCCTGGGCGTCGGTGAAGACGTTATTTTCTGCCGGCGAGCCCGGGAATGCGGTCACGAGGTTTATGTGGACCTCGGACTCGTCGCGGGGCATGTCGGACACTGCTGTTACGGACCGAAAAACACTTTTCAACGACCAACCGATGCGAAATCCACCTAAAACCGATAAAATCCTGATCGCTCTCCAGTTTTGGAACGGAGATAAGCCCTATGCCATGCACCTTGCGAGGCTTCTTGCCGACATCGAGCCGGCCATGTGTCAAAAAGCGGATTTTCTGTTCGTTAGCCGGTTCGATTGCGATCACGATCAGGCTACGATCAATTATGTGGCACGAAAATTCAACACTTTCTCGTATGTGTCGAAGCGACGAGGCACCGGCTGGCCCTCCGGGTGCAACGCGACGTTTTTCGGAACCCTGGAGTGGTTCTATCACAAGAAAAACATGGGACAGATACTTCCTTACAAGTCGATTTTTCTTTTTGAGGCGGATGGAGTGCCGATGTCCCTCGGATGGATCGACGGCCTAAGTAAAGCCTGGGACAATGCAAATTCCGTGAAGCCCGTTTGCATGGCCGGCGCGTGGTTGGAGAACGGACCGATCCCGGACTGTGGACACATCAACGGAAACGCGATGATGACAGGTGATTTGAAATTCTTGCGCTGGCTCGTAACTCGCGTCACTGATGTTTCGGTAAATGTCGGTTGGGATTACATTCTCGCGCCTCAGTTTAAACAACACGGATGGGCAAATCTCCCGCAAGTGAAAAGTGTGTGGAGACAACCGCTGACTGAAGAAATTTTTCTTCGACAAATCGAAGAGGGGACGCTCTGGTGGCACGGGTGCAAGGGCGATGCGGGAATCAAACTGGCGAGAAAATTCTTACTCGGACAATGAGCAAATTACTTGTCGCAATTTCCGGATATGACGGAGATCGTCATCAAATCGAAAGCAACTGGCAATGCTATGAGCATCACAACAGCCCGGTCCTGGTGCTGTCCCCGAAGGACGGAGCAATCGACCGCATGAATTCCGCAAAGTGTATTTCAATCGGAGCGAAGGGCTGGATCGGGGCGCATACGCTTTATCGCCAGCGTCGGTTCCTTCAGATGATCCTGAATGAACCTGGGGAATTTGTTTTGTTCAACGACGCGGATTCGGTGTGCCTTTCTCCGCAAATTCCAAAATACCTTTACGATTCTCCGGGAGTTTTCTGGTCGAACGAAGTCAGAGACACGAATCCAGCCGCCTCCAAACTACCGAAACTTGCGTTTCAACCGCCGTATTTTTTCTCTAAGAGCGTTCTCCATTCGCTCGTCAGATCGTCTGCAACTCCGGCACACTCCTTCACTCAACCGAGCCCCGAAGGTTGGCCGATGCCACTTCCAACCGAGTGTATCGACCATTGGATGCTTCAGGTGGTTTACGCGGCGAATTTACCTCACAGAAGTTTTCCGGATGGAGCGAGCTTTGAGACGACCAGCCAGCACGGACTCGATACGATGTCCGAGCATGTGCGGGCACACGGGAAGATTTTCATTCATCAAGTGAAAACTCGTCCGGTGCTCGACCGTCTTCTCGCTGATAGACAAATTTTCCTCGATACTCACCGATGAACGAAAGCACACTCATCGCAGTTTTCGGATACGGACCGAGCAAACACGGTTCGAACACCTGGGATTACAAAAATGCCGGGGATGTCGAACGTATTCGAATGCTCCTCCCATATTACGAGCATCACAAATGCCCGGTGGTAATCATGTCTCCCTCAGACGCGCCGATCCTCAAACTCGGTCCGCACATCTGCCGGCAGGCCGGCAAACGCGCATATACAGGGCAGGCGTCCCTCGACCGTCAACGGGATCATTTGAGAATCTTGCTTGAGTATCCGTTTAAACACTTCCTTTTATGTGATTCGGATTCGTGTTGTGTCACCCCGGAAATTCCACAGAATTTTTATGATGTGGACGCCTTCTGGTCGAACGAAATTACGGAGCCGAGACCACATGAGTCGCCGTATCCTAAGATTGCGCTTCATCCTCCGTATTTTTGTTCTCGGGAAGTGCTTGGTAGGATGTTGACGGTTGCTGATAGGATCGTGGCGCACCCGATTACTCCGTTCATTGACCATTATATGCTTCAACTCGTGTGTGAGTCCGGAGCGGAGCACCGGAATTTTCTCGACTACATTTTGGATCGTCGGATTATGATTCATCCGGTAAAGACGAAGGAAGACATTATCAAATGTCAGTGCATAGGAGAAACTAAATGAGAGATTTGCATGTTGTATGCGGTGGTCGCGGATTTGTCGGACAGGCTCTCATCGCAGACCTGAAACAAAAGGGCCATGAAGTGAAATGCGTATCTCGCGGCCTGGGACAGAATAATTGTGGGTGGTCGAGTGAACCGTGGGAAATTCGCGATGGGGTTGAATACGTAAACGCTGACTTGATGAAGCCAGATCACGCAGTCGGAGTGGTTCGAGACGCTCGATACGTTTACAACCTCGCGGCGTCCGTGGGCGGGATCGATTTCATTCAGAACAATCGAGCAGCCTGCATGTCGTCAGCGTTGATTAACCTGAATCTCCTCCGCGCATGCCACCAATTCGGAACGCAGCGATATTTTTTCGCCTCCAGCGCGTGCGTGTATTCGAGCCGGGATTTTCCGATTACGGAAAGTTGCGCGGAGCCCGCAACCCCGGAAAGAGGATACGGGTGGGAAAAACTTTTTGGCGAGCAAGTTTGCCGAGAATATCGCGAGGCCGGATTTGTCGATACGCGAGCGGCTCGATATTTCACACTGTATGGCCCGGGCGACGACAAGAAGCACAACCATTTTCCCGCCGAGTTGTGCAAGAAAATCGCTACGGCAAAAATCCTCGCTCACAAATCGATTGAGCTTTGGGGCGATGGTTCTCAAGTTCGGTCCCTTTTGTATATTGACGACTGCGTAGAGGGCACTCAAAGGATCATGGACTCTGGCGTGACGATCCCTCTGAATCTCAGTGGCGCGGAATACGCTTCCACAAATCAAATGGCCGATCTCGTTCAATCGATTGCCGGCACGGACCTCCAGGTGAACTACGTTCCGGGAGTTACCGGGGTCCAATCTCGATTCGCGAGCAATGAACGGATTCACCGAGAACTGGATTGGGAACCCTCGACGGGATTGAAGGAAGGGTTCGAGTGGACTTACCGGTGGTGGTTCGATAAACTTTTGAAGGAGTTGCGTTGAGGGAGATTTTCTGATAGAGTTTTGGAATGACGAAGGTTTGCAAAAAGTGCGGTGTGGAAAGAACTCTCGACCGATTTCGAAAGCGGGACGGCAAAAGAACTGAATTCTGTTACGAGAGTGTTTGTAAGGATTGTGTCGCTAAGTCCAAACGTGAAAAATATGATCGAGACCCCACCGCACTTAAAATGGCCCAACTCAAATGGAATTACGGAATAACTGAATTTGAATTCAATGGTCTAAGAAAATCTCAGGACGACAAGTGTGCTATTTGCAGAAGGGAATTTATACCCGGTAGCCTTTGTGTCGATCACTGTCATTTTTCCGGAAAAGTTAGGGGCCTTCTTTGCAAGCCCTGTAATATGTTCATCGCTTTGATTGGGGAAGACACCTCCGCCCTTGTTAGAGCGATTGAATACCTTCAAAAAAATTCTTAGTTGACAGTCTTCTAAACTCGCGTCACTTCTTTTTGAAGCCTAAAAAGGCTCGCGCTCGCTTCAGCGCGAGAAGACCTACTCTTCTGTTTGGTCGCAGAAACTAAACTCCGCTTACGCGGACCGAAAACTGAGTCTCGGAACAGACTCTATTCAGTTTAGAAAGACCAAATTTTATGGCTTTTTTCTGCGATAATCCATCCGATATCTCTGATATTGCCTCCAAGGACGTGAACCGCATCGTCGGAACCATTGCAAAGGCTCTTGCGGCAAACTCCCCATACATGGGGGTAATCACTGGAGGCACCTTTCCATCGGGCACTTCTGACGCGATACGCTCTGTTGTGCAAATGCAAGCTGCCCCAGGGGACTCACTTGCAATTCCTACGTTCCTCTGCGATACCGAAATCTGCGGCAACACCGGCATCCAAGACCTCACCGACACAGTGGAGTTTACGCTCCGCCTGGAGTCGTTTCGCGGTCGCGGCCCGAACATCTGCGTCAAGAAAGGCTACAGCGCCTTCAAGGGCAGCTATGTTATGGCCGAGGACAGCTTGAAAAAGCTCGTCACTCAGTATGTCAACGCTGACATCCGCGCACAGTTGTATCTCCGATCCGCCTCCAAGTTCACGGCGAACGCCGGATACGACTTCAACAGTCTGTTCACTGGCGGTCTGGAAACCGACCTGGGCGTGAAATTCGCTCCGTTGCTTCCGACAGGCCCGATGACCTTCAAGGCTCTCCATTACATTGCGCGGTATCTCCGCGAGGTGCTTTTCGGCGAGTGGTATTCTCAGTCCGAGGGCATGCCTCACTTCCGATTCATCGGAGGTTCCGATCAGGTGGAATATTTCCGCTCTGAAGTCGGAGTCCAAAATGTGATGATCGCTCTTACGACCGGTCAATACAAACTCGGTGAGACCAGCCTTACGGCTTATTCCTTCGAGCAGTCGCCGGCCTACCGGGGAATTGCTTTCGGCGTGGATCAACGTCCGCTTCGTGCGACGGGATTCAATCCGGACGGCACACTCGCCCTGGTCGATCCCGTGACCGTGGTTTCGAACCCGGCACGTAACACCGCTTTTGCCAAGCCGAACCCGGCGTGGTTGAACGCGGACTACGAAGTCGGTGTTCTGATTGCCGATGGCAGCTTCGAAAGGCTCGTGCCCGAGAAGTATGTCGGCGAAGGTTCCTTCAAATTCGCTCCGCAGTTGCACATGGGCGAGCTTGAGTGGCACTACCAGATCGACAACCAATGTAACCAATGGGGGGACTTTGGATGGCACAAGTATCAAATCACCCGGGCATATCGCCCATTGCGTCCTCAGCACATCATCCCGATCCTCTACAAACGCTGCAAAGCGGACCTGGGTTTGGTGAGTTGCGCGGACACGGCCTCGTCCAGCTTCACGGGCGCTGACTCCTTCGTGGAAATCGGCGTGTGCGGCGATGACGAAACGCCAGTGATCCACTAAGTCTTGAATGACTCGCGAGGCGGTCGGGAATAAAACCTCGACCGCCTTTTCACTATAGACAAAAAACTTTGTCTCAAATCCACTTAACACAAAATGATTTGTCACAATATCTCACGACGACATTGTGACATTGGGGGTGGGTAAACCGGAGCGGGTGCTCAACACATCCGCTCCGCAACTTTAGAAAAAATTATGGCTGCTGACGAACTAACATTTAAACCCGGAGACACAGACAATAACCTGCTTCGAAAAATTCTCGGGACACTCGAAAACGGCCTGGATATTTCGGGCGGAACAATCAACATTCCAGGAGCGATTACCGCTTCAATTGCCGATGGCGCGGACACCGCCGAAGGCTCTCGTGCCGATCCAGCCGAAACCAATCCAGCCGCCGTCGCTTCGATTGTTTCTCTGTTGAAGGGAATCCTTACAATCGACACTCAATCGAACAGCGGAGTAGCCCAACTCAATACCGCTACCGGGCTCATCAATTCAGCGGCAGTTACAAATCCGGCTTCGAATGCTTCTGTAATCGCAGCCCTCAAGGGAATTTTGACCGGAGTAAACAGCATAAACACCAATACAGGTGCTCCGGCAGACGCGGCAGTCACCAATCCAGCATCCAGTGCCTCAATTATCGCGGCGATTAAAGGTCTTCTAACGTTAATTACGACTGGTAACGCCCAACTCGTAACGAATAACAATGTCGGCGGATACACTACGGCAATCAAGGACACTACGGCAGTAAGTGCTACTCCTGATTATTCGATTGGGGACGCAGTTGGCGGAAAAAGAACACTCACTAACGCGGTTCGAGTTAGCGGTGGAACCGGGGTTTTGGAATCGGTTATCCTACTTGATCGAGCAAATCAAAAAGCGGGAATGGAACTTTTCATTTTCGACTCCGATCCAACCGCAGCGACGATCACGGATAATGCAGCTTTCGTTTTCAGCACTGACGACTTGAAAGTTATCGCCAGGGTGTCCATTTCATCCGGCGATTATGTTACAATCAACAGCAAAGCGGTCGCTGTTGTGAAGGGACTAGGCATCGCATTAAAAGCCTCGGGAAGCACCAGCTTATATGCGGCTCTCGTTACTACGGGTGCCCCCAACCTTGCTGCTACGGACGACATTCAATTGATTTATGGCATTTTACAGGACTAAAAATGCCTAATCCAGTTCTCATAAAAAGACTGTCACCGTCTTCTGTTTCATCGGGTGTTTTACCAACAGTGGGTTTGACCCATCAATATAAAGCCGATAGTTATGTCGGAGTCGCAGACAACACCGCCCTCGGTGGAACTGGATTAGAGTGGGTGGATTCAGTTGGAGGTGTGTCTTATCAAGCTGCCCAAGCCGTAGCAGCACTTCGACCAGTTTTTAAAACCTCTGTAACTAATGGGCTTCCTGGGGTTTTGTTTACTAATCTCACTACGTTCGCAACACAAAATTATTTGGACATCGCCACAGGAATCGCTCATGTGAACACCTACAGTGTTTTCGCAGTCATTAAAGCGAGCACTACCGCAGGACAGTTTCAAGGCGGATGCGTCATCGGTGCTTTTTCTGTGGGTGGAGGTGTGGCAGATGAAGATACCTTGATGATTATCAGAAACTCCGTTTCCGCTCAATCCGTTTCAGGATTGGCCAGTGATAAGGGAACTGTTTTGGCAGTAGGATTTATTCAGGACAATTTCAACGTCGCCTTTTTTCGAAACAACGTAACGCAATCCACCAACACCTTGACTTTGGGAACACTCAATCTTAACGAAATTGGGGCTGCAGGTGATATGGGTTTCGGGCCGACTTCCTCGGTTAGATACAGCGGACACATTTTTGAAATTTTGGTTTATGATCGTGCAGTCTCTAGTGATACTCGGGCGGCGATTCAGAAATATTTTGGACGTTGGGGGATTTAATTATGCCCGAGCTAGAAAAAATTACTTTCCCTCTTGTTACTGGAGGTATGTCGAACGAACAACGAATCGAGTTGCTGGAGAAACAAATTCTCATCGTGTATCATCAACAGCAAAACATCGCTATTGAAATCGATACCACACTCAAAGGAATCGAAAAACTCGAAAAACGTTTTCGACTCCTCGAACGGGCTAATTGGGTAGGCATTGGAATTATTTTGGTCGTGGAGTTTCTGTTCAGATCGAAACTTCTACCATGAAGAAAATTCTCCAGGCGATACTCGTAGTTTTTCTGGCAACCGGATGCAGCAGTCTATTCCCCAAAACCGTAGAATTCGGACAGGACAAAGTTGAAAAATTCCCAAGTCACCCAAAACAACAACTCGAAGCGGAGAGACAAGCTACTGCCCTCGCCGCAGAGAAGGCTCGCGAGGCTGAAACAATTGCAACCATCGATAACAGCACAGCATCCCAACCAGCCGGCGAAGCTGCCGACCTATCGGAATCTGTTGCGCGTTCATTGGGTCCACCTTCTGACCCGTGGTCTGGAGAGGTGAAAAAATTGACGGAAAGGCTCGACCGGCTCACTTCTAAATATAACGGCTTACTGGCCAACTTTCAGAAAGACAACGACGAAAATGCGGGAAAGAAAATCGAGGGAACCGGATTTTTGCAAGTCCCATATTTTTTATGGCTAGGTATCGTGGTCGGCGTGGTTATGATTTTGTGGATTATCCTGAAAACAGTGGCAAATGTTGCGGCGGCAGCGAACCCGGGTGTCGCCGTTGGCCTTCGGGCAGCGCAAGTCGGAGGCCGAGTTTTGTCCCGGGGGTTTTCTCAAGTTTTGAAAGGCGGAGAAGCCTTCAAGGACTGGCTGAAAAAAGAAGTCCCCGACGAAGCATTGAAAACGAAAATACTCGAAGCGTTTAAACAACATCACACCCAGGCGCAGGATGAGGATGTTCAAAACTTGGTGAAAGACTTAACGAAATGAGCGGATGCAATTCATTCAACGTCCCGAGCGGTTGCTCGAATAACCCTTGCGCTGTCACTCAGCTTAATACGGCTCAATGCGAATCGCTCCCGAGCCAGATCAGCAATTTCACTCTTCAATTTTTCGGCACGGTCGTAAAAACCGAAATCGATGGCGTGGTTACGTGGTCGTTGCCGTGCAATCTTGATGTTGGTCTGACGAATAACCCTCGCGGAGCCGATGAAGGGCTTGCGTGCTACTTCCTTCGACTTTTCCAGGACGGAATTGTCGGCCTCACCGGTCCGAAGGGAGATCAAGGATGTCCCGGAACGGATGGATTCAACGCTTATACCGTCACGCTCCAGGCATTCGTCCAGCCGACCGAAGATCAGCCGAATATTTCTGTCCTCACGCAATTTTCACCGGCAATCCTGGAGGGTTTGAACGTTTTCATTGCGACGAGCGGATATTACCAAGTCACCGGCACAAGTTCAACCGGGCTCGTGTTTTTGACGCTCATTAAGCCGGTTGCCGGCGCGTCCGGAACGATTGCAGCCGGTAAAATCGTGGTCCCAACCGGGCCGGCGCTCTAAAAACTATGCTAGACTGCATCGACTCATTCAAAACGGGTGAATGCGGGTGTGGCTGCGGCTGCGTCCCGTGCCTGAACAACAGACCGCCACTCGGTCCGAAATGTCGCTCTTTGCCAGCACCGGTAATTGTCCACGACAATAAGGGACAATGTGTCCCGGTCCTGCACGACCCGAATCATCTCTTTTCGCACTCCTGTAAACGGCCCAAGGGAGGCGATATGACCGTAAGAGCGCCTTTATACGCTCTAACAGTCGAAAACCCGCCTGATGGCGTCCTGAGAGACGCTGAGGGCTTCCCTGTGCTCGATGCAGAGGGGAATGTGCAGGCGGAAAACGCGGTTACACAACACTGTTAATTATGGCAAAATACAATCTTGACCTGGAAGGCGCAAATTACCCTGGTGGCGAACCGTATCCGGAATCTCCGGGTAACGACGAAAAGAACGATTACCCTCAGTTCACGTATTACCACGAGGAAGAGTTTGAGGGACCGGAAGAGGGGATCATGACGATCCGATATTGCAAGGTGAAATCGGACCACGACACTCGCCGGCCAGCCGACAAACAATACTCATGCACCCTCGGTGTAGAGGAAATTATTTCAGTCAAGGCCGTGAAATCAGAAGCACCAGCAAGCCGGGACCGAAGTGCGGAGGAATCACTCGACGCACTCGCGGCGGAGAAATCGAAAGAGAATGATGCAGGGGAGGGATATTAAGTGTTCAGGGTCGATGACATCTACGACGAAGGTAAGAAAATCGTGGGGCAATGCTCCGACGAAAAGTTTTTTCGTTGGTGCGGCGATGTCGTGACCATGACGGCCAACAAAGCCGACTTCGAAGGGTGGAAAGGTTGGATCGACATCTGCACAGCGGGATGCTCGTGCTCTTCCGGATCAGTTTGCAGTTTTGGCGCGTGTTGCGGAAAACGTTGCGTGACGATGCCGCGAGAAGTCGAAACAGTTATCGCGGTCAACATCGGCGGTCAACCGTCTCTCGGATTCGAGCAACTTTTCAATTTCCATCTGAACGGCCCGGGTGACTGCCGCAATTCTTGCGATTGGGCGTGGCAGGATCAAGGTCAATGGCACGTAACATATCGCGACTTGATTACACCCGCGCAACTTGTCGTTCACCTTCAAACGCCCGAAGACAATAACAAACAGTTCGTGATTTTTGGTTATGACGACAAGGGAAATGTTCTGCGCCGGGAAGTTGGCGGCGTATGGATGGACGGACTTCAACTCCCAACCGTCTTTGGTTACGCCATCCCTGAAGTTACAGCGCCGAAGGTGGCTCGAATCACCGGACTTTTCAAAGCCGAATCTGTCGGCAGTATGCGTCTTGCAACGACTGATAGCAACGGACAAAGCGGTGTCAATCTTGGCGTTTACGAGCCCGACGAAACCCTCCCTCAACTGAGACGGATTACCCTCAATCGTCAATGCGGTTGGGTGCGGGTCGCGTATATCAAAACGTCGCCTATTTTCAAGAGCCGGTGGGATCATATACCGCTCAAGAGTCGCCTGGGGTTCCTTTTGGGACTCCAGGCGCATAAACTTTATGCGGCACTCGATTTCGCCAACGCGCACTCGTGCGAAGCTGACGCTGCGCGTCTCGAACTCGAAGCTCAGATGAAACTGGAGCCTCCAACATACTCGCCGATACAAGTAATCGACCGCAACAACCTTCGTTCGAAAGACGACTACGATATTCGCTAATGGCTGGTGAAAGACTACTCGACTTTGACAGCAGTTGGATCGGGGGAACAAATAGTTCCGTTGACCCAAGCCAGTTGCCTTTGGGACAAGCCTGGAGCGCGATTAACACAATCAACATCGGCGGCGTCATCTCCTGCCGCCCCGGGTATCGTTGCATACTTAAACTCCCAAAAGGAAATCTCCAAGGAGCCGCAATTTTTCGTCCTCTTGTCGGCCTAGAACAATTTCTTTTCGCAGTCGAGGGTCTGATTTACGTTTCCACCTACCCGTTCAAGGAATTTTCGCAAGTCCCGAATATCCTGTTCTCAACTTTCGCGAAGCAGGTTTTTTTCACTCAGACACTTCAATCCGCACGTCGCATTAACCCCGGAGACCTTACCTCCGCCATCGAGTTAATCACTCCCCGCGCAGTCATGATTATGCAGGACGGCGGAGCAACCGCGCCGGCATATTACGACGGATCAACATCGGGTCATATTAAGGGATTGCCTTTCGAAACTCCAATTGGCGGCGTGATGCAATGGGTCGGTGACAGACTTTGGGTCTCGAACGGTCCGGAAGTGGAAGCCAGCGACATTTCAAATCCATTTTCGTTCATCGAACAAATTTACCTCGGAGGAAAGACCAGCTTCAACTTCAGCCGGGACGTTACCGCGATGTCGAAGACTCCAAGTATCGAATCACCACAATTGATGGTTTTCACCGACGACGACGTTTCATTACTCCAGGCCGACATTCGGGATCGAAGCCTCTGGCCCACCACAATCGGATTCCAAAAGGAGATTTTGCAGGTTGGATGTTCTTCGGCTCGCGCAGTAACTTCAGAGTCAGGCCGTCTGAGTTGGTGGTCTAGCGCCGGAATAGTAGTTTTCGACGCGGCATCCGCGAGGGCTTGGACTTCGAGAGCACCTATTCGCGACAACGAAATGTTGATCTCTAAGAAGTTCCTCAAAGAAGATTTGAGCCAAGTCGCTCTTGGAGCTTTTGGACAGTGGACACTTATTTCTGTTCCTGCCGAAGATGTTTACAACAAACACACATGGGTCTATAATAATGCAAGCTACGAAACTGTCAGCGACGAAGGCGGGCCTACTTGGTCCGGTTACTGGCTCGGGACTCGCCCCGTGGAATGGCTTTACGGAGTCATCGCCGGAGCAGAGAAAATCTATCACGTCAGCGCCGATGTGGATGGAGAAAATCGTCTTTGGCAATGCTTCACCCCGGACCGACTCGACAACAACTGTCCGATCACCTGGGCAGTTTTCACCCGTGGTTATTTCGGATTGACGAGCAAGACCAAGCCTCCAGGAATCGACTGCCGATATACCTTTGCCGACATCGGATTTACGGCTATCGCTGAAGATACCGATATTGGAATTTTTTCGGCCCCAGGCGTGCGCGGAAGCTTCAAACCGATTGCAACTCGAAGAATATCTGTCGAAAAAGGATCGTTGTCTTTTGATCGAGACATCAACATCAACACAGACCTTTTCGCTTACAAAGAGCAATCGAGGATTCTGCGGACTGAAGACCTGTCTCAACAGTTCCCCGATGAAGAGTCCGGATCATGCCCGGTCGAGTCGAACCTCAACGATGACAATGAAGAGTCTTTTCAACTTTTGATCGTTGGCCACGGTCCCGCTACCCTCCGGTGGGTTCGAAGCTTCGCGACTATCGCCCCCGAAGAAGATTTTTCTGGAAGCGCGAAGGCATGCGAGAACGAAGAAGAATTCAACACCACTCGATTCGATGGTGAAAGTGTTTTCAATGTCAACTCCGACGAGGCCGAAGCATTGTTGTCCGCGAAGCCACTCAGAATTTTCACTTCGATTCAGACGGCCTCCGTCAGTCAAAGCGGAATTTCCGCCGTTGGTGTCGGAACAGCCGAATCAATCGTTAACCAGGGCGCAGCCGACAGAGTAGCGAATCGTGTGGCCACTCGTGCGGCAGAAATCGAAGTGCAAGCCTTTTCTGAACCGTTTCTTTCACTCGGAATAGGATTCTAATGGATACCATCCTCGATTTACTCTGGCTGAGAATTCCGCCGATCAACTATGTAACGCCTCCGCTCTGCGAATTCATTTTCAGCGGCAGCGGCAGTGGTTCATTCGTCATCGCGACTCACCCGAGCCCGTGCAAAATAACGGGGGTTCGTATCGAGGGCAACACACTTTTTTGGGACGCACTAACCGCCGATAGTTGCAGCGCGGGAGTCGGAGCGATTTGTTACAACGTGTATCATGCGACACTCGGATCGAATTCATACTCAGTGGTCGCTGAGTGCATCCCAGGAACCGAATATGATGTTACCGGTCAAACAGGATGCTTCCGAGTTACCGGAATCACGACCGAGGGAGAATGCGACTTGAGTGATCCGGCATGTATCGAGGGACCACCGCCCGAAGAATTTTTCAGCGAGGTTTGGAGAAATCAAAACGATGCGGGGTTCGTTATTCTCGACACAGTTTC